ATTCCTGAGAAACTATTAAGAGATTCAACGGAACAGCAAGAACTAGCCCAACAATTGCAATCAATGGCACAGGAAGGACAACTAGGAGCATCAAATGGCATGGGAAAAACACAAGTCACCTAAAAAGCCACTTACCACCTCAATAGACGGATATACAAGAACGCCTGAAGTTGAAAAAAAATTAAATCAACTTGTAGCTACTGTTTTTAAGGGAGATGACGGAAGGCAACTATTAGCTTATCTGAAATCTATTACTATGGAAGCTGTGGCTGGACCAAACATAACTCAAAATGAACTGTTTCATTTAGAGGGTAAACGCTATCTTGTAGCAATACTAATACAAAGGATCAATCAATATAACAATGAAGTAAAAAATAACAATGAGGTGAAAAAATGAGTGAAGAACAAGTACAAGAACAAGTAGAAGAAACACAGGAAGATACAGGAAAACCTGAACACATTTCTGACAAGTTTTGGGATGCTGGTAGCAAGTCCGTCAATGTAGAGGCATTGTCAACAAGCTACAACACATTGGAAAAGAAACTTGGAAAACGAACAGAAGACCTATCGAAACAAATTCGTCAGGACATAGACAATCAGAAAATGAAGAATGTTCCAAAGGAATATGAAATCAAAATGCCTGATGACTTACCTGAAGATGTAGAGATAGATATTGATAAGGAACAACCCCTGATGAAATGGTGGTCTGAAAAATCAAAAGAAATGGGATTTTCACAGGACCAGTTCAATGAAGGAATAAGCCAATTCATTAACAATGAGGTTGGTAGCCTTCCTAATATTGAACAGGAAATGATTGATTTGGGTGATAATGCAAAGGAAAGGGTAGAATCGGCTGACTTATGGGCTAAAAAGCATTTAAGCGAAAATGCCTATAATACCATTTCCAATCTAGCATCCACATCCCAAGGAATAAAAACCTTGGAGGAAATCATGGCACTTAACAAGACAAGCGTTATGCCTTCCACACCAACAGCGATAGAAGGAAAGCCAACCTTGAATGATCTTCGTTCCATGATGAAGGACCCTCGCTACTGGAAAGATGGAGATAAAGATAATGCTTATATTCAAAGGGTAACAAAATTATTTGAACAAGTCTAATGCGACTTGTTCTTGTACAATGGAGAGATACAAGAGAAGTTGGAGATACTTGGCATGATATGGAAGAAGTATTAAAAACATCTTCTTCCATTATCCATAGTGTCGGATGGATTACAGAAGAAACAGAAGTTGATCTTAAGATATCGGCTGACTGTCCGTTGGAGTTGGATGATAATGATGTAGGACGCACTACTGTTATTCCTCATGGATGTGTTGAATCAATTAAGGACTTGGTCATAAAAGAATAATGTGCGTTGCAAATATTGATTTCTTTGCTCATTAATCGCCTCAAGACCTTTAGAGTAAAGAAAATGCCCTTTCGGAGAACATTGGACTGGCTTGAAAGACAATCGAAACCTTAACTAACGGAGAAATGAATGGCTAGTACAATAACCAATGCCTTTATTACTCAGTTCGAATCAGAAGTTCACATGGCGTATCAACGCATGGGAGCTAAACTTAAAAATCTGGTAAGGACTGTTAATGGAGTAAGTGGTTCTAGCGTAAAATTCCAAAAGGTTGCGAAGGGAACAGCAACAACTAAAGCTCGACATGCTGAAATAGTTGCTATGAACCTTGCTCACTCTAATGTGTCTGCAACTTTAGCCGATTATTACGCTGCTGACTATATTGACAAGTTAGATGAATTGAAGATCAACATTGACGAAAGGCAAGTTGTGGCACAAAATGCTGCATATGCCCTTGGTCGTAAAACAGACGCTATTCTTATAGCTGTGTTGGATGCTGCTACTTCAATCGCTGCAAATGTCAGTTCGTCTGCTACAAGCATGACATTAATTAAAGCTAAAAACATGCAATCAGTTTTTGCTACTAATGATGTGCCTGATGACGGACAACGCTACTTCGCTGTTGGTCCTACTCAATGGGGAGACCTAATGAGTGTGGATCAGTTCTCTAGAGCCGAATATGTCGGACCTGAAAATTTACCATTTACAAACGGTGAATCAACTGCGAAAAGATGGATGGGCTTCCTTTGGTTTGTTCATTCAGGATTAAGCACTTCAGGCTCAGACAGAAAATGTTTGGCATGGCATAAATCTTCTGTTGGTCTTGGCATAGGTCAAGATGTTAAAACAGAAGTTAACTATATACCTGAAAAAGTTTCTCATCTTATTACTTCTTCTCTCTCTATGGGAGCAGTTGCAATTGATGGTGATGCTGCTAGGGTACAACTTTGTACAGAATAGAAAGGAGATATTTATGGCTTATGCAACCACTAACCCAGTAAAAAAAATCTCTCAAATGGGAGATTCAAACTCCTTGTGGTACTATACTGACGGAGATGCTATTGGAACAATAGACAATGCTGATTATTTTTTAACAGACTATGCTCTATTGACCGCTGGAGATATTATTTTTATTAATAGTGGTGGATCAAATGCTGTGGTGGATATATTAATTGTATCTGCTTCAACATCCTCTACTGTTACAACTGTAATATTAGCGTAAATTTATTATCTAGGGGGAGTAATTCCCCCTAGTTTAGAATGATTCTAATATGGCAACAACAAAGATAGATATATGCTCAACAGCTTTAATCCTCATAGGAGCAACAACAATCACATCCTTCACGGATGACAGTACAGAGGCAACTGTCTGCAATACAATCTACGAGGATATTCTTAAAGCATCCCTGACAAGACACAGATGGAGATTTGCGTCAGAACAAAAGCAATTAAGTTTGCTGACAGCATCTCCGACAGGACGATTTGCGTATGCCTACCAACTGCCTACAAGTCCTCAACTCATACAAATTATTACACTAACAGTTAATGACGCTGTTATTCCATATGAACGATATGGAGATAAAGTTTATTTAGACAGCCATGGTAGTACCTCTACCGTTGTCTGCGATTACATCTTTCGCCAAGATGAAGCATATTTTCCTCCACACTTCATCTTGGCACTTGAATATCATTTAGCCAGTCTGTTTGCTGGATCAATAGCTAGGGATTCAGGAATGATTAAGCAATTTTCTGAAATGGCTGAACGACAATATTTAGTTGCCAAGAATATTGATTCGGCTGAAAAAACAAACCAGCAATTAAATCTAACTCGATTTACAAACTTAAGACAATCAACGAGAATTTAAATGGCTAGAACATTAAGAACTGTTCTAACTAACTTTAGTGGTGGAGAACTTAATCCCCTACTAAAAACAAGGACGGATGCAAAGGCATACTTCAACGGAGCGCAGACACTTCGCAACTGGTATATGCTGGATACTGGTGGAATCATGCGTAGGCAAGGAACTTCCTACAAGCAAACATTAAGTGGTGAATCTCGCATATTGCCATTTGTCTTTTCAGATGACGAAGTTGCCATATTTGCTTTAAGCAATAACAGACTGGATGTCTTTAGCAGTACAGGAGCATCCATCCAAGCCAACATAACATCCAACTGCAACTGGACCACAGCCCAGTTATTTGAACTAAACATAGCTCAATTTGGCGATACAGTTTTTATAGCCAACAGAAATAATCCAACCGTTAAAATCAAGAGGGCATCAGCATCATCATTTGCTGCAACAGTATTTGCCTTTGATTCCCATTCTTCAGGATATCCACGCTATCAACCCTATTACAAGTATGAGGATAGTACCGTTACACTCACTCCAGCAGCAACGACTGGAAGTGGAGTTAATGTAACTGCATCATCTGCCATATTTGATTCTGATGCCAACTGGGTAGGCAAAGTCTTGCGCATTGGCGAAAAGGAAGTTGATATTACAGCAAGGACCAATACAACCGTTGTTGTCGTAACCATCAGGGAAACACTAGCAAGTACAAGTGCCAATGCTGAATGGGATGAACAACTGATTTCCTCTCACAGAGGATATCCCCAAGCAATTACTTTCCATGACAATAGATTGTGGTTGGCTGGAATTAAATCCAAGCCATCTTCAGTCAATGCCAGTCAGGTAGGCGATTACTTTAACTTCAGCGTAGGTACAGGTCTGTCAAGTGAAGGAATAGATGTTGCCATTAGTGGCGATCAGGTGAATGAAATTCGCCATCTTTATTCCAGTTCCAATCTACAAATTTTTACAGATGGTGGTGAATACATTATTCCAACATCATCCGATACTGCTGCAATTACTCCAAGCAACATTGTCTTTAGGCGACAAACACCCTATGGATGCTCTCGAACAAGACCAATTCTCTTTGACGGAGCATCCCTTTATACGCAAGACTAATAACTCTTTGGTCCGCCCTCATCAATTCCTGAAATAATATCATCAATTAACATATATAGATTGTCTCCCTATAAAAGATCACTCATTTTAATATTAAATAT